GTGAATCTCGTACAGCAATAGGGAGCGCACTTTCCATAGCAGCCTGTACAATAGCTTGACCTGCCATAGAAGATGCACTCAACCCACGCGCAGCCATCTGTGCGGCTGCTGCCCTCATAGCACCTGCTGCCCAAGCTGGGGGTTTGCCAGTTTCAAAGTCTTCCATAAGACCCGTCAGTTGGCCCTGAACAGTAGCGTTAGTTGAGGGTTGCCCTGTAGCTGCCTCAAAGTTTGTCTCTTTACGCACTCTTGCCATATCAACAGTAGAGCCTTCAATAAGCTCACCTGCTTCTACCTTACGTGCATCAGGGGCTTTAACCTTTTGTGCTTCAGCAATCTGTGCTGCACTTAAACCTAGCTGAGCTAATTCATCAGGAGACATGGTAGCTGCCTCGGCTAAAGCTTCATCACTAGGCTTACCTGTAGCAGCAGATAGTTTATCTAAAGTACTTTGAACTTCATCAGTTACAGTTTTAGCCTCTACTTCTGGTGCCTCTGTTTTAACAGGTGCTGTAGCTGGTGCCGCTGTTTCTGCAGTAGTAGTGGTTGCAGTAGGGGCTGTCTCAGATACTTGTCCTGTACCTTCTGCTATAGTAGTACCTTCAGCATTAGGATCAATGGTTGCTACCTCAGCCTTTTTAGCAGCATCTCCTGACTGCATAGAGGCTGTCATTTCTGCACCTGTATCTAACGCTGATGTTTTAAAGGCTGCATTAGCTGCGTTAAAAGCTTCATTAGCTTTATTAAGATCTACCTCTGCTTTTTGTACTGCCTGTACTAGAGATTCGTTACTAGGATCTGCAGACTGAGCATCCCTAGCTGATTGCAATTTTATTGTAGCATCACTTACACGTTGCTTAGCTTGATCCAATTTAGCTTGTACATCACCACCTTCATTAAAACCTGTAGGTTCTGGATTAATCATATTCATGGCACGTTGTGTTGCATATCCCATACGCTGTGAGTAGGCAGGATTAGCAGCAATAATCTTTCTCTGCTCATCACCCTGCATATCTTTTAATTCAGGTATGAGTCTACCTACTTGTTCTGGTGTAAAACCTAAAAACTGTTTAGCCATTTTTTACTTCCTACCATCCATAAGGACTTGATCTAACTTAGCATCTAATGCATCAATCTTGTCTAATATTCTATTAATGTTTGATGATACTTCTGTTTTAGTAACATACTCTTTAGCTACTTCTTCACGGGTCTTATTAAGCAGTAACTGTAATCGTTGCACTTCCATAAATAAACCCCTAGCTAGAAACCCAGCTACAGCTAAGGCGGCAGTAAGCCCCACATTCCAAATAGTATCCATATCCATTATACTATTAACCCTCGTAAATAATTATAACACAACCCTGTGCACCTGCACCCGAAGAAGTGCCAGAGATTAGGTTTGAGTTTCCCCCACCTCCTGCACCATAATTTGCACCCGCTCCTACAGTATTTTGGCCCTCACCACCCGTTCCCGCACCGCCGCGAAAAGTAAGTGACGTGAGTGCAGAAAAGCTAGACCAATGTGAAGGCTTGGTGGGCGTTGGCTGTGTCGGCGTTGCAGCAGTGGAGTTTTCGGAAATTGTCCAAGCATAAACACCTTGGTCAGTTTGGGTGCCAGAAATATTCGGAACGACTTGACTTGTCAGTGAAACAGAACCACCAGCCCCACCAACGTGCGAACTATTTCGTCCATTAGTTGAGTGCGCGTCTGATCCCCAATAGTTAGTTGAACCACCTGATCCTTGACCCCCAGAAAGATTTGAACCATATCCGCTTGAATTACTTGTGATAGCCAAAGCATTTGTGGAACCACCGTGTGTCGCAACGCCGCCTTTGCCCTTGCCGCCAGTTAAAGAGTTTGTTGGGACACTTGTAGAGCTAGGCGTAAAAGACGTTGAACTGCCATCGTTTCCGCTATTGTAGCCTGAAACAGCAGAACCCCCACTCCCAACAGTAATATTGCTGCTAACCAATTTTGTGTAGGCTCGAATAGCCGTTCCACCAGCCCCACCACCAGAAGCCGCTGATGCATCTCCATCCGTCACTGATCCACCAGACCCGCCACCACCAATGACGTACACCGTTGCGGTTTCCCAGCCTGAATAAGCTGGGGTCCAACTTGTGTTACTTGAAGTGATTAACTGGTATTGATCAGCAGACCAACCGTTAAGACCAAAAAAGTCAGAGGCATTTACCTGTTTATTGGCTGCATTGTAAAGCGGGATGTGCTGGTTGTCAGTAGAATTATTTACATTACCACCATTTCTCAGATATTCGCTGAAACTAATAGGGCTAGAGCCGCCGAACTCGGATTGAATTTGAGAAAAGCTGATGGGGCTACCACTACTAGGAAGTGTCATTATAAAGTACCAAATGCTGTTACATCGTCTTTTACTGTCAGTGCTCCTGCAGTAGTTAGTTTTAATACTGTGGTTGTTCCATACTTAATTACAAGATTGTTACTTGCGTCTACTTCAAAAACCCAATCAGATGCACCTTCAGTCAGCTTAATACTAGAGGATACTTCTAAGTCTGTAGTCCCTATACTATCAGAAGCATTTGCGGATATTACACCTGTTGAACTATTGTAGCTAATACCATTACCTGCAGAAACAGATGACCTTGCTCTAGCGGTAGTAAAGTATTGGTTAGTACTACCTTCACTTAAACTATCTGTGTCGTGATTAGAAATATCAGATACAGTACCCGTTACATCACCAGTTACGTCACCTTCTAAATCAGCTACAAGTGTCCCTTTAGTAATAGTAAGATCACCTGTAGATGCACCCGTAAATGTACCTGTACCTACTTTAAACTTGTCTGCGCTTTCATCCCAACCAATAAAGGCATTATCACTGTCACCACGTTCAATAACAATACCAGCATCATTAGCAGGTGCACCTGTAGTACCATTACCTAGCTCAATAAGGCTATCTGATACAGTGGTGTTGGTAGTATTAACTGTAGTAGTCGTGCCATTTACTGTAAGATTACCAGAAGCAGTAATGTTGTTAAAGGTTACGTCTGAGTTTGTAGCCACAGCCTGACCAATGGCAATAGTAGGTGTAGCGCTTTCTCCTGAGTTATTAGTAAGAGTAACGCCTGTACCAGCAACCAAGCTACTTACGTAATTACCTGTTGTATCTGTACCCAGCGCAACAGAGTCTGCCTGTATTGTAGTTGATATTGATACATTACCAGACCCGTCTACGCCTGTTACAGAACCAGCAACATCTCCTGTTAAAGCAAAATCACGGCCTGTCTGCCATGCACTAGCTGTAGTAGCATTGCCTGATACAGACCCTGTAAAGCTTGCATCTGTTCCATCAGTACCACTATCAAGCACACTAGTACCGTCTGTGCTCTTCACGTCACCGATCAAATTACCTGTGATGTTCTTACTAGATCCAGTTACAGTAAGGTTGCCATCTATGTCTACATCACCACCAATGTTTACAGCACCAGCCACACCCATACCGCCATCAACAATAACAGCACCTGTAGTATTAGATGTACTTGCTGTGGTGTTGTTAAAATTAACTGCCCCTGTTACATCTAACGTACCCGACACAGTAGCATTACCTGCAAGTGTAGCATTTGCACCTGAGAGCGTAATAGCAGTAGTAGGGGTAGACCCTGATTTAATTACTGTCTGTCCTGATGAATTTGATATACCACCAAAAGTAGTACCGCCATCTTTAAGGAGAATGTCACCACCGTTAGCATCAAGAGTAATGTCACCTTCAGCATCAACAATTAGATTACCTGCAATATCTAAAGTTAGATCACCTGTAGATACATCAATCTCGTTATCTGCTAAGCTTAAATAACCATTCTCACCTATAGTAATCGCATCAGCATTTAAAGTACCATCAAAAAAGCCGTCCTTGAACTGTACGCTAGATGTACCTAGATCAAGGGTGTTAGTTGTTTTAGGCTGTACGTCTGTAGCGGATACAACAAGGTCTTGGCTAGGTCCAACCTTAGTAATAGGAGCACCCTCACCTGCAGTGCCATCATGCCTGTGACCCGTTGAAGCATTAAAGGCACCCTCTAATGCATTATATTCTGCGTCAAAATCATCTGCGTCAATAACGTTACCATTGGCAATGTTGTTCGCCGTGTCTTGTCTGGTGTAACCTGCCATGCTGTTTCCTTACTGTCTATCTTCTTGACTGAACTCTAATAAAGCAGTGTCAAGTGTAAAAGTTGGGTTTGTTGTAGCGTCTTCTATTCTTAAAGATATTGTCTTACCTGATCCTATTATGTTAGTATTATATACTTTATCTAACTCACCGCCAAATGTGGCTGTATTAAATATAGAATTAGATGCGCCAAAGAAAAATACAGAAGAACCCGTTCCTGTTATTTGTTGTGTTGAAGGTTGTACTACTTTAGTATCTGTAGATGAATCAAAGTCATATTTTATATTTAATGTTAAGTTCATACTAGCAGAGGGTTCTACATATAAAGTAAGTTTATAAAAAGTTTTACGTACCTGTGGATCAGTTATTGGCATAAACGGAGATTCATAAATTGCCTTAATAATAGAACCATCAAAAGTTGAACCCCTTTCCATGAGATAAATATAACCATCTTCATTAGCAAAGGCTACTGTCTCTAAAGTAGAGGTGTACCTACTATCTGCTATACTTGCTTTTATTCCTGTTGTTGTAGACCAGTTAAGACCATCTGCTCCTTGAGATATAAATTTAGTTGCTATTAGACCTTTAGCAGTATCTTTAGTTTCAGATTCTGTATATGCAAATATTCTATACTGTGCCTTTTCTCTTAATACTACAGAAGCAAAATTAGATGTCTGATTTATAAAGGTACTAACATCTTTGAATATCTTATCTGAGGTTACACCTAAACCAAAGTCACCTATTCTTTCTGTAGCACTTAATAGTCTAATACCATCAGGTGCAAGATACATAATATCCCCACCCACTTCTTGAATTGTATCTCCATTAATACAACCCATGCGATCCGTTATAGGTGAAACTGTAAAATCTGCTGAGGTACTACCTGTCAATCTTTTGATACTATCTTCTGTAAAGATAATAAGTTGATCACGAAATACTACTAAACCTGTAACATCATTTGCTACATTTATAGAACCTGCACCATTTGCTGTACTAAAATCATCTACAGTAAAGGGGGCAGTAAAAGTAATAACATTATCTTTAGCATAAAAAGCTGTGTTTTTAAATATAGCTACATGTTGTGTGGCGCTTATCGCTGTACTGTTTGAGGCTGATAGAAAAGTAACAGAGTTACCTGATGTATTGTATATTGCAGGATAATTAGTACCATCAACAAAAATAACTTTATCATCACCATCAAAGTTATACAATACACTTCTAGCTTTGCCACCGTTAGCACCCACACTAGAAGCCATACTTGTCCAAGATGATCCAGTGCTGTAATAATATTCTGTTAGGTTACTAGCATTTTTACGTGCGGCAACTATTCTTGCAGAGCTTATAACTTTAAGTGCTAAGATAGGGCCAGAACCTGGAACCTCAGTAGAACTATACTTTGAGTATCCTAGTATCTTAGAATAACCACCTTCCTTATTAACTTCAAAGTTTTGCAATAAGGTAGCAGAACCTACAGCATTTGTACCATGCTGCAAAGCGCTTAGGTTGGAAATAAGACCACCCTTAAATTCAATGGGAAATGTTTGCCACTGTGTAGCCATTAGTAATATACTCTTGTATCTCTAACGTATTCGGTTCTATTTATGTGAAGAGTCCGTAAGTGTTTGATCCCCTGTTGAAACTTATTTAGTGATAGTTGCGCTGCTTGCATGTCAGAACGGAACTGATATACGTAGTACATAGCACCATCAATAATTATATAACGGTATTGATCTGGTAGATTAGGTACATCTGTTGCATTTTTTAATTCATATGTTGTACGATAATATTCATATACTACTTCATACGCTTTGTCTGGTGTAGGGTAAAATATATACTCACGGCTAGGAGTCCTAACCACATGGGTAGGAACTGTTCTAATACTTGTATTAGTGTTATACTCTGAATCTGCATGTTTGTCAAGATACTCTTCGTAAGACATAACTTTTAATTTAACAGTATTTACATTTAAACTACTATTACGTTTAATACGGAAGGTGTTCATATTTACTGTCTTAGAGTCAAAAGGCATACTATAGCGAGCCACACCAGGAGCAAGTAACTCTGTTTCCTCCACATGGTTCCAAGGCCATTCAAATTCTTCTTGGTTGATATGCCTAATGGATGCATTGACTGCATCTTTAGCAAAGCTATAGTAACCAGTAGTCGTAGTAAAGTTTGCGCTAGTAAGTTCTACTTCATTTAATCTACGGTTGACATCATTTACTAAACCTATATAATCATAAGCCATTCTTACTTCTCCCTAATACGTAAAAAGATAGAACGTTCATAAGCAAGGCCAGCACTTGTAGTAATCTTACAGCTTACAGTATAACGGACATTGTTTGTACCTAATCCAAACCTAGCAGTTGCTACTTGACCTGAGATAGTACCCTGCAAAAATTGTAGTCCGTTTACTATTTCAGTATTTGAAACTACTTCTTTATCACCATTCTCATCAATAATACTCCACGTAACAGCAGAAATACCGTCCGTACCTAAGAAGCGGGACCAGTCTACACTGTAGTCCACTACCTCATCCTTATCTTTATCGGGCCATTTGTATGACATAATTATTCCTTACGCTGCTATATAAACAGTTGATGGTTCAATATTCATTGGGGCAATATATACTGTGTATGATTCTGGTTGTATATACACTGTTGTATTGTTGTCTTGTGGAGCAATGTATATTACTCTTGATGGTGAATAGGTAGCATCAAATTGAACTATGCTACCAGTTACTATAACATTATTTGTATTAGCTGTCAAGCCATTAATAGTAATTGGTGTAGATGTACCAATACCTATACTCTGACCGCTAAATGTAAAGGAGCCTGTACCTGACTGGATACTAACAGCTTTTTCTAGGCTTACATCTTGTCCTGTTAGCGTAAACAGACCAGAGCCATGTACCTTAGAAAGGTTACTGTTTATGTTCTGTCCAGATAGACTGTAGCTACCATTATTAGCTACGATATTTCTACCAATATTTAGTGTAGCATCTTGGCCTGATAGTGTAAAGCTACCATTAGACGCAGCCATAACTACCGAAATATTTAGGGCTACATCTTGACCTGTTAGAGTAAAGCTACCAGCAGCACTATCAATAACAGGTATAAACGTTGTAATGTTTACGTCTTGCCCTGTTAAACTATAAGACCCTACATTTGCTTCTATAGTTTTATTGACAGCAAAGTCAACGTCTTGACCTGTAAGACTTATTGTACTTTGTTCGGCACGTAAGGTTGGTGCATCAAAGGTATCTTTACCTGTTAAAGTAAAAGTACCTACATTAAGATCTAGAGTTAATGCTTTTGTTAAAGTAGTGTCTTGACCTGTAAGGCTAAAGCCAGCAAAGTCTGCTGCTACAAATAAAGCCTTATTAAGGGAAACATCTTGACCAGTAAGGGCAAACGTACCTCTTTCAAAGACCTCACTTATACCCTCATTAATATCTTGTCCTGTAAGGGTAAATGATGCTGAATCAGCAGTAACATTTAAGTCTTTAGCAAAGTCAACGTCTTGACCTGTAAGGCTAAAGCTTCCTTGCTGAGAATCTAAAACAAGGACTTTACTTAATGTAACGTCTTGACCTGTTAGGGTGAAGCTACCTTGGTCTAGGTTTATTCCTTGACCTAATATAAAGCCAGCATCTTGACCTGTTAAGCTAAAGGAGCCAGATGCTAATGCTGCATCTATACCTTCATTAAACTCAACGTCTCGACCTGTGAGACTAAACGTGCCTACATTTGCACTAACCTCTATAGCTTTGTTTAAGGTAACATCTTGACCCGTTAGAGCAAAAGAGCCTGTACCTGCAACAAGGTTAAATACATTTATACTGGCGTCTTGGCCTGTAAGAGTAAATGTACCTGTACCTGCAATGAGGTTAAATGCATTTACATTAATATCTTGACCTGTAAGTGTAAACGTACCTACATTTGCATCAATAATATTAAATACATTTACGCCGACATCTTGTCCAGTTAAGGTAAATGTACCTGTACCTACACTAATATTTAATGCTTTAGTAAGTTCAGTGTCTTGACCAGAGAGTGTAAAGGAGCCTTGATCTGCACCTACAATTAGATCTAATATAAACTCAGAGATTTGCCCTGTTAATGTATAACTACCATTATTTAAGGCGCTGTCGTATTGTATAAATACATCTGTTGCTTGGCCTGATAGTGTAAAGCTACCATTGTCTGCTGCAATGTTTAAACTCTTAGTAATGCCAACGTCTTGACCCGTTAATGCAAAAGAGCCTGTTTCAAAATTTATTTGTTGAAATATGTCTTGCCCAGATAGGGTAAAGCTACCATAGGCCGCATCCATCTTATAGGCATTAAGCACTACGTCAGCAAACGGGGCGGCGGCTAATGGGTGAAATCCTAACATAAGTTAGCCTTTCAGTGGTGCGGATGGGACAGAAATTGTTCTAGCTGTTCCAACGCTCACTCGCAGGTCTTGGATATAACCTGTAAAATAATTTGAAGCTACACCACCCAAGCGACCAATTTCAGTATTTCCGCTATACATACTTGCGGTTCCAGTGGCGGATCCAATGAAACTTCCATTAACATAAAAAGATCTGGTTCCACTAGAATTGACTACTGCTAGATGATACCAGCTATTAGCAGATATAGCAGAGGATTTTATTTCCGCTGGGGATAGCCCGTTTTGAAAAAAAGAAATAGTAGCATCACTATTAATATTTATGGCCATTCTGCCACTGGCACTTGACGCATATTGATTAAATATATCTTCCCTCGAACCTGTAGTGGTTGGGTATATCCACATTTCAATAGTGTAATCAGTGTCATATGCCGTAGGAACTATAGCAGAACCTACATCAATATAATCCCCAGATCCATCAAAATACACAGACCCACCGTGATTTGTTGCTGAGTATGAAAAATTATCATAGGGAGTAAATGGTTTTGTTTCTACACTACCAGTAACTGTGATTGAGTGATCATTAGAGGAACCGTCAGCTAGATATGGGAGATGGCACGTTAAAAGTTGAGTAGTGGTCAGGCTAGTGTTTACATTAGTAGTGTCAGAATATTCTCCACCCGTGGTGGTTAAAGAAGCAGTCGGAGGA